GGTAGTGTACATGTATACCTTTCTTCATCTTCTCCAAATATAATTAATTCAACATTATGATCCATCTTATAATTTAATAATCTATTTATTAGTGTTTTTACTTTCATTTCTTTCTCCTTGTTTTTCTCTTAGTTTAGATTGTAAATATTCTTTCTGTTTGAATAACATATCTACTTCATCATGTAATTTTTTAATAATTCCATTTAGTTCTTTTACTAATTTAGAATCTAAAATTAATCTTTCAGTATTTAAAATTTTACTACTTGTTCTCCGCCTGTTATTTAAGATTGATTCTAATCGTTCTTTATCCATCATAATTTCTCCTTGGTTTTTACAGGTTTCACAATCTGTTATTACCCATTCTCTACCTTCTTCAAATAGATTTTTGATGTAACCGTTCCCCTTGCAATCCTGGCATATAACTTTTTCCATTCATTCCTTCTTTCAATTGTATTTGTTTAACTTTTTTTAAAACATTACGTCTTACTTGCGTATGATTAAGTTCTGCAAATTGACAAACATCATAAAAATCTTGATTGGGTATTGTAAAATATTCTAATGCAGTTTGTTGCTCATGAGAATAATAAACCTTAAACCTCGCTGCAACCGTTGTTTTTTTAATTATATCTTCAATTGCAGTAATTAATACATTACGCCATAAATTACGTATTGGATTAAATTCTTCGTTTTCTTGTAGTGTTCTTAGATTTAAGTTTGCCATTTAATGTTCCTACTTTCTCGTTGATTAGTATATCTAATGTTTTTGCACGTGAGACTTCTACTAACGGTACAATTACTTTTCTTATCTTATCTAGCTTCGCACATGAAACATGTGAGAGGGCAACAGATTTATACTTACTTATGTCAGTCATTTTTTTTCCTTTTCTTTCTTTTTTTTTAATAACATTTATAGGATTATTATATGGTTTACAAAACCAATGTCAACATAATAAATAAAATTATTTTGAACCCTGATGCTGGATGCCTGAACCCTTAGCCTTGGCCTCTATAACGTTTGGTATTTTTTTGACGTTTCTCGTTTTTGTTGAATGTTTTTTTATGTTTACGGGCCCCACGTTTAGGAGGTCTGTCACGAGGTGTAAAATGTGTAAATTTAATTTTAGCCATTTTCCCTATTATCTAATAACCATTGTTTATCATCTTCATCTAATGTTAAATATCTTATTCTACCATTAATATGTTGTTTTACCTCAAAACCACAAGAACAACATTTATAAAATGATGAGACAATAGCAACTAAAATAGTTTCTTCTTGGCATGATTCACAGATACCATTAACGGTATCTATATTTGTAAATAATCTTTTTAATTTTTTATTTGACATATCTATCTGTACTTAAACCCATAATAGGTTTGTATTCAGTCTTACCATTTTTTTTAACAGCCATCAAATATTCTTTTCTATTCAATGATATAGTAGGATTATAAGATACATGAACCCATCCTGAATTAGGCCCATCTGCGGGATCAAAGTACTCTAATATGAGTTGATCAAACATAAGGTTTTCTTTAATCCAGTCACTTAATTCATTATTAGGCACGTCAAATATTTCTATATCGGCCGCCATTCCAAGACAGTGCTGAGAGCTTTTAGATCCCCCTAAAGCGTTATTTAACACTTCATCTCTAAATCCTGAGCTCACTGTTACAACCTTAGCAAAATGCTCTCTAGTGGGCTGTAAGACCCTCTCACATAGTGTTTTTAGGTTCTCTACCTGTTGTTCACTAGGATTATTATTAAGTCCCATACGAACAGCTTGTTGGCTTTTAGTCATCTCTGATAGATGGAAATTTTTGGAAAGTTTCATTTAAATAGTACCTATTTCTTGACATACAAATTTAGTTGCTACTTTATTCTTATTAACAAATTCTTCTTCTTGTAAAAGCATTATTTCTGTAGATATTTCTAATGCTGCAAGTGTGCATTCTTTCCATGAATTATAATGTTGTTTTATCTCTTGTGGGGGTAAACATTGATTATCTATAAAAGAACATAAAAATAGTATTAAAGTAAATTTCATCGTGCTGGACCTCCAAATAAAGCTAATAAACATATAGCTATTATTAATATAGCTGTAAATTTGTAGTTTATTCCTGGTTCCATATAGACACCCTCCATTATTTATTCATCCTTAAATATCCAGTAAGCAGTTCCAATAACTGCTACCAAAAATATAATATATAAAATAAGTATACCATTCATTTTATATTAATTATTTTTTTTAATAGATCGGCTATTGACATGACAAACACTCTTCGTACTTATCCTCCTCAACCTCATGTTCGCATTTTGAACAAGAGCATAATTCCATCAAAGGACTGTAGTGCTCAGTATCTTTTTTATCTTCATTGCAATGACACTGATGTTCACAGTTTTTACACTTGACCATCATGTAATTAAAATATTATTGCGCCAAGTATAAAAGATACTCCAGCTATTATAATTTCAGTTCTATTATGTAATTGCCATACCATGAACTTATTTTTGTATTCTTCAAACATTTTATCTCCATTATTTGATCTCTCCCCAGTTAGGTCCAGACTCATAATCAACTTTGTTTGGAACTTTAAGCTCTACAGCTTGTTCCATAATTTGTTTTATTTTATCAGCTTGAGAATTGGATTCAATAGAAAAATCAAGCTCATCATGTATCTGTATATGAGCTAATAAACCTTCTTTATATAGATCTACCATGGCTTTTTTAGTCATATCAGCAGCTGAACCTTGAATTAATTTATTTAATGCTTTGTAAGTAAAAGCTCTTCTTGTTGGATTACCGTGCCAATAGTTTTTTCTCTTATTGCCATCTTCGTCAGTAATAAAATTATCTTCATGATCTTTTAAATAAGGACCCATATCTTTTAATTCTTCCATTCTCTCATGATCTTCCGCAGGTACAAAAGTTCCCCAATCACTTCCTCTAAGAACTGGTTCATATTTAGGAAATCTACAACGTCTACCTAATAAAGTTTTTATTTGACCTTTAGCTTGAGAAGCATTCATTAATTTATTCATTAATTGTTTAACAAATGGAACCATATTATGGTAGTTAGCAAATAATTCATCAGCTTTTTCTTTAGTAACTCCTAACTCATTCATTAATTTTGCTTTTCCCATTCCATAAAACAAACCTAAATTAATTGTCTTAGCTTCCTTACGATCTATATTAGCTAAATCTGCAACGGTTTTGTGGAAATCAGTAGTTGGATCTTGTTCATAAGCATTAGCAACAGGTTCTACAGAAGATAAATTAAATCTTTTTGCATAGTGTGTAACTAACCTTGGCTCCTGTTGTGAGTAATCAAATGTCCCCCATTTGCAACCTTCATCTGGAAGAAATAAAGATCTAATTAATGGACCTGTTTCAGGATCTCTGGCTGGAATTTGTTGTAAGTTTGGATTGGAATAACTAAATCTTCCAGTTACTGTCCCTCCATCATCAGATCTAATTTGATTTATATCTGCATGAATTCTACCTTTATGTTCATGTTTAATAATTGAATCTATAAATGTAGTTCTAACCTTGTTTATTTTTCTAGCTTCTGCTATCATATTAACTACTGGATGTTTATGATTCACAAGAAAGTTTTTAGTAAATGATGGCTCACCTGTTTTCTCAGTTCGCTCATAAGGTAAATTTAATTTATCAAACAGTGGTGCAATACTTCTTGCGGCCATTAGCTGAACTTCTATTCCTGTTTCTATTTTTATTTGGTGGATTAAGTTTTCTTCTTTTAATGCTAATACTGTTTTCAATTGTTGAGCTCTTTGAACGTCCACTCTTACTCCTAAAAAACGCATGTCAACTAAGCAGGGAAAAAGATCAGTTTCTAGATTAAATATATTTTGAAGATCATCTTCAATAATTACTTTTTTAAATTTTTGCCACAATAATAAAGTTAATTCAGCATCCTTTTCTGCATAACTACCAACCTCAGTTGAAGGTAATCTCCACATATCTGCTTTAGGATCTAATCCTCTTTCCTTAGCGGCTTTAGTTAAAAGAGCTTCATTTTTACCTTGATTTAAATAAACCCAAGATAGAGAATTCAATGAATATTGAAATCTATTTTCATTAATAATAGATGCTGCAATCATTGTATCTATTATTAAACCATTAATTTGTATACCTAAATTACGAATCCAGGATACGTCATACATTGCATTATGAAATATTTTTGTAGCAGGACATGCACAAATATCTTTAAACCATTCTAATACTTTTCTACGATCCATGTTTGGACCTGATTCATGAGCGATTGGATAATAACCTTTCCAACCTTCTACAGCTACAGCTATACCTACAACTTCACCATTACCAATGATGGCCCCTGAACCCTTACTCTTTAAATCTGGATCTCTTGTTTCTAAGTCAATCGCAATCTCATCGTATTTTCTTAGATCAGGATATTCTGTAGGTGTTAACCATTCTGTAGTTGGTATAATCATTATATTAATCCAAACATAAATATTGTTATAATTAACAAACCAAAAATATCAGTATATGTATTCATTATTTTTTATCCGTGTCTTTCATCTTTTTAATTTCTAATTCACAATAATGAATTATTTTTTCAAGATCTTGTATTCCCGCTTTGTTTAAATAGCGACAAACATATTTAATAACACAGCCTTGAAAGAAACTCAAGTCGTTGTAGGATATGAATTCATAAGGTTGAATTTTAAATTTTTTATAATGTGATCCACCAATTTGTTTATCTTGTGGAAATGTGTCCTTGAAAATGTCTTTATGTGTCATAGTTTGTACTCATTTATTTTTAGGTTAGCTTTTAGTTTATATAGATTATTTCTAGCACGTGTTATTCCCACATACCAAACACGATGCTCTTCATCATGTTTTTCTGTGCTTTTCAACATAGCTTTTTTTATTTTATCTCCAATATCAAGACATAAAATTACGTTATCTTCCTCACCACCTTTACTAGCATGAATAGTAGATATCCATATTCTGGCAGGTTCATTTAAATTTTCTCCATTATCAATCATGTTTTTTACATAAAGTCTTTCAATCTCATTAGCTTCCTCAAATGCATTAAACCAATCAATTTCCTTATTCCATTTTTCACTACCTATAAATTCATTAATATCTTTGATGTTTTTTTCATCTAATATTTTACCCTGACACCAATAAGTATAATTCATTGCAGCTTTGTACATTCGAACTTTAAAACTTTTACCCTTTTTACTTTCAAAGTATAAATTTCTTTTTATTAATTCATCTTTAATTTTCATCAATCTAGATATGGTTCTAGTTAGAATTAACCATTTACCTGTTGTTAAATCTATTTGATCTAAATTATTTATATTCTCCGAATGACCTTGAAAATCTCTTGGATAATATTTCTTTTCTTTTCTATAACCGATGATTTTTTCAATAGGTAATTCCGATTGTTCCTGCACTGCCTTTGATATTCTTTTTGAATATTTTAATACCATTTCTTTTGCAGGTTCTTCTATAAATCTTTCCACATCTGCTCCAGCCCAGGCATAGATTGCTTGGTCATCATCACCCGCTAAATAAATATCATCTGCACATTCTTTTAACTTATCATATAATTGCCATTGCAAAGGAGATAGATCTTGAGCTTCATCTATAAATATAACTTTAAATTTTGGTAGTTCTTGTTTATTAATTAGATTCTTAATCATATCATTAAAATCTAATAACTTTCTTTTCTCTTTATAAACTTTTAAATTATCATCTATATGTTTTAATAGATGCCATTTAATTTCTTTACTGTTGTGTTCATTTCTATCAAACTCTTCTCTAATGCTTACGTCTCTATTCATAGCTTTACCAATCATTTGAAAATACGGACTATCACAATTTAAATAGCTAACTTCATCTTTATTATATTTATCGTAATATTTTACTTTAACATTTAATAGTTTTCCTAGTTCCTCATAATGAAAAGGTTGCATAATATCTTCTTCATTTAATGTTAGTTGGTGATAAGCAAATGAATGAAGTGTTTGAAAGTATGGAAGTTTCTTATCTTCTGCAGGCATTCTCTTTTTAGCTTCTCCTGCAGCTTTTTTAGTAAATGCAAAGTAACCAATTTTATGTAAAGGTGTACCAATTCTAACATAAGCTTTAGCTCTAGATATTAACTTATGGGTTTTACCTGTTCCCGGTGGTCCAAAAAATTTATATATCATTAAACAATATCCTCTTGATCTTCAATGGGTAAAATATCCTCTACGTCTTCATCTTCTTTTTCAAGAATATATAAAGGTATCATTGCACATCCACCCACTCCTGGAAAAGGTTTACTTGTTTTTTTATCCTTACCTGGAAATCTTTTCTTTTTATTAAACTCTGGTTTAGGTTGATCTTTAAATTCTTCTTTATCAAATAACTTTTCAATCATATGAGAAGTTCTAGAGGAATCTTTTCTCCATTCCCTTTCTTTTAAATAATTATAAAACTCATCGTAAACAAAATGTGCATACACCTCATCTTTAAAAACGTTTCCACTTTTAAATGAATGATAATTAGTTGCTTTTGAACCATTAATATAATTATTTAAATGTTTGTGTAAAATTTCATAAGGTCTGGTCCCTGGAGCCGGCTGCACTGTATCAATGTTAGCAAACAATGCTTTTATTATTTCAAAGAATTCCATTCCTTTAATGGGTGGAGGTGGAATATCCGCTTGTGCCATAATTAAACCACGCATTTCTTTTTGATCTTTTATTCTGTTTACATCTTTTGCATGGATTGGAATAGTTTCACCGTCATCTCTCTCAACTGTAAAATAGTATTCAGGATCCGGTTTAAAGTCTATCTTCTGTAAGTTACCTAATACAGGCCAACTTGCTTTAGATTCGCTAGCTATACCAAATTTTCTTTTTATACATTCCGATTTAACACAAACTATATTAATAGGATCTTGATGACAGGTATGTCCTGCAGTTGGTTTATCCCAACTCTTTATTTTTTGTTTAACATGATCATCAGTCCAGTTTTGATCAAATTTAAAATAGTTTCTAGCAGCTTCTAATACTTTAGTTTTCCAGTTGTCCGCATATTTTTTCTTAGCAAATACCATGTAGTTAAAAAGAAATCGGTCTCTATTGTCTGTCATAATTTCTTTTGTTAATATTCCTAAACAAGGAGGACCATCTTTAAATTCATCAGCTCCACCTTTTAATTCAACTTCAATAATTTTTTCTTTTATATTTCTTAACTGCTCTACTTTAACTTTATTTAATTCAACACATTTTAAAAATGTATCTAAATCCATTTCACTACCATCTGGATTTAATGCAACTCTTTCTACCTTATTAAAATATGGAAGATTTATGAAATTTCCATTCATCTGTTGTCCTTCAGTATTAGAACCTAGTTTAGTTTGCTTAGGAAATATTTCTGTTTTAATAGTTAGATTAAATAAAAATAATACCTGTTCTAAAAATTCTTTTATCTCTAAAGCTTTAACAGGCTTTTCTGTAAATACATATAAATGTAGTCCATTACTTTTTGATTTAATTGGTATTAAGGGTAATTCTTTTTGTTGTATAATATCTAAGTAAAATTTTATATCAAAGTTCTTATATATTTTAGGATCAATATCTACTGCACCAAAACTTGCATAACCATTGTCATCGCAGGGTTGAATTCCTATAGATTTTTTACCTTCTAAATGTTCTGAATAATCTTTATCAGTAATTGATTTACCTGCCCAACCATAATCACCTGGATTAAATTTTATTTTTCCCGTCTCTGGATCCTTGTAACCTTTTGAAATGTTACAAAAACCAAAGTCTCTTTGTAAACCCGTAAAATACTTTATAAATTCTTTCATTTCTATTCCTTATTTTTTTATTATATGGGCGTCCACAGTCTCCCGTTTCCGCCCATTCTTCGAAGTTATCCACTTAGTGAATTATACAATTTCCTCAGTTTGAGGTTGTGCTTTCTTCTCATACTCAGGTTTAACAGCACCCTTAGACACAGTTTTTTGTAGTTCCTGTGCCATTACGTATAAGTCAGCGTCCTCTTTCTTAGAAACATCTAATGCTCTGTTCATAGATGGTTTATAGACATGCCAGCTTTTACTTCCTGCAACTTTACCAAAAGTTTTTAAATTATAAACTGCGGCATATGCTGCGGGATTGTAAACACCTTTGTCATCTTTAAATCTAAGATTTTTAATCAACTGATTTAATTCTCTCGCTGGTGTTAAGTTAGAAGATCTCATAGTAATAACTGCTGGTCTAGGTTCATCCCCTAAAACAATTACATAAAAGTATGCAGTCTTTTCTATATAATTACCATTTGATAATCTATACTTACCATTTC